TGATCAGCCTATGGGTGATGAAACAATTGGTGCATACTTCCGAGATAGATGGGTAACTGAATCAGGCAATCAAGTAGATGGATCAGGATCATTTGGACGTAAAGCTCAACGAAAAGTAATAGTTCAAAAGCTACAAGCATTAGTTAATTCAAACGAAGAAATTCGCGATGATGAATCAAAATTGTTTAACCTAATGGCATGTCCAGGTTATCCAGAACTAATCGGCGAAATGAATTCATTAAACTATGATAGAGGACTAACAGCATTTATTATTGGTGATTCGCCTTTCAGACTTCCGGCGAATGCTACGGTACTACAACAATGGGCAACAAATCAGAATCTTGCAGTAGAAGATAATGATAACGGTTTAGTATCAACTGATCCATATATGGCAGTGTATTATCCTTCAGGATTTACAAGCGATAATTTTGGAAATAATGTAGTAGTTCCAGCAAGTCATATGATGATGCGAACTATTGCTTTGTCCGATCAAGTAAGTTATCCATGGTTTGCTCCAGCTGGAACAAGACGTGGTAATATTACAAACGCAACAAGTTCAGGTTATATTACAGAGGAAGGCGAGTTCCGTAGTGTAGCATTGAACGAAGGTATGCGTGATACATTGTATAGCAACAATGTCAACCCAATTACTTTTGTAACTGGTGCTGGGCTTGTATGTTTTGGACAAAAGACTCGACAACTTGTAGCAAGCGCATTGGATAGAATCAACGTAGCACGATTGATTATCTATTTGCGTAGCCAACTAAGAGTTCTTGCTAAGCCATACTTGTTTGAACCAAATGATAAAATTACACGTGATGAAATCAAACAACAAGTAGAAACTATGCTGCTTGAACTTGTTGGTTTGAGAGCTTTGTATGATTATCTAGTAGTATGTGATGAATCCAATAACACTCCGGCAAGGATTGACAGAAACGAACTATATGTAGATATAGCTATTGAGCCTGTCAAAGCAATTGAGTTTATTTACATTCCTATTAGAATTAAAAATACTGGCGAAATCGCAGGTTTATAAAAGCATAAATACTTATAGTTAGGAGTCATTTAGATGTCTATAGCAACATTATCAAGAATGACAGTACCATTAGCGACGGGCGATTCGCCCAGCGCTCAAGGGCTGTTGATGCCCAAACTACAATATCGGTTTAGGGTAACATTTAACAACTTTGGAGTTTCAACTCCAACAACAGAATTAACAAAACAAGTAATTGATGTTAGTCGTCCTTCTGTATCATTTGAGCCTATCACTGTTGATGTGTATAACTCAAAAGTAAATTTAGCAGGCAAGCATAGCTGGGAATCCCTTTCAGTTAACTTGCGTGAGGATGTAAATAACAATGTCCAAAAACTTGTTGGCGAGCAACTACAGAAACAATTAGATTTCTATGAGCAATCAAGTGCTGCTTCAGGTTTGGATTACAAATTTACAATGACTATCGAAATACTTGACGGTGGTAACGGTGCACATGCAGCAACTGTATTAGAAACTTTTGAGCTTTACGGTTGTTTTGTGGAATCTGCCAACTACAATCAATTGAACTACGCTACTTCAGATGTAGTGCAAATAGCATTAAGTATTAGATTTGATAACGCTATTCAGTCGCCTATTTCGGCTGGCGGTATTGGAACTAATGTTGGTAGAACTATTAGCACTCTTGCTACAGGTGGCGGTATCTAATATATTGGGGGAGTCTTCTCCCCAATATTGAAATATTATGAGCAATATTTTTAACGGATTTTTTGACAATCTAGTTAGCGGAACTCTAAATCCTAAAGGGAATTTAGCTGATTATCGTCATGCCTCTAGAACGTTTAATGCTAATCAGTTTAGGCTAGCACCTAAAGTAAAGTTCTTATATCATGTGTTTTTTGAATTTTCACCAAACACTATGGATAAAATTCTATTAACTTGGAAAGATCGACATACTTTAGAGTCTGGCTTGATGGTTAAATCTGTTAAACTTCCTGCTATGGAAGTAGATATAGAGACTAAAAAGAAATATAATAGAACTAAACATGTCCAAACAGGCATTCGTTATAACGCTATTGATATGACTTTTCATGATGATAATTTAGGTATGATGACAGGTATGCTTGAGGCATACTTCAAATATTATTATGCTGATGGTTGGAAAGATGTTGTATCTACTTTTTATAATAAAAACTTTCCAGGTGCTTCAAGTGGCAAAGGCGCAGCAAGTATATATAATCCAATGGCAGAGTTCGAAGAGCTATCAGGCGCAATGAGACTGGGTGATAATACTTATAAAAATGCTGCTATGAATAAAACACTACACGGCTTGAATACAGGCTTTGAGAACCCATTCTTCAAAAGCATTCAAATTAGTCAAATGACTCGCCATACATATACTCAATTTCAAATAATCAATCCAATATTATCTGGTTGGGATTTTGGCGATGCATCTAGTAACGATAATACCGTAAATGAGTTACGAGCAACATTCAATTATGAATCAGTATGGATTGAGCGAGGCGCAACACAATCAGGTAAAGGATTATCAGGAACTTCACCCAAAGGATTTGGAAATCTTACACATTACGATGTGACACCAAGTCCCAATAGTATATATGGTGGCGGGGGCGTAAGTCTAAAAAGTATTATTGGCGGTGCTGGTGATATTATAAATTCATTTACTGGCGGCGGCGATGGCGGCGGCGATGGGTTGAATGAGTTGTTTGATTATACTAAAGGCGGAGTTAAAAAATCACCTAACATACTAGGTGCTATTATTGGCGGTGCAAATATTTTGAAAAACGTTGGCAAACTATCTCAAGCAGGAATTGAGCAAGAGGTAGGTGGAATGATTAACCAAGGACTTGGCGGACTATACGATAATGTAGTAAGTGGCGAAGGCGGATTTTTTGGAGATGATTAATGGAAACAGTAGCAAAAACAGATTTACCACCAAATTCTTTACCAACTGAACAAAAAATTATAGCATTTTTTGATAATAAATTTAAACAAAGATTAGAATTTGCTTCTAATGACTTTGATGCAGTGATTGGCTTTTTTGAAAAACGTGGATTTGATAAATCATCTGCCACTGCTATTGGACAAGTATTATTAGCACAAGCTAAAATGGAAAATGTTAAAATATTTAAATTGCTTGACTCATTAAAAGGGTATACAAAGATCGAACTAAACAACATCGTTTTAAAAATTCTTAATTCAAATAGAGATAAAGTTTCACAACTAGGGTTTAGACAACAACCAAAAACTATGAAAAATGAAGAAAGAAATATTGGCGATACTATTACAAATCCTGAAAAATTATCAGCATTAAACTTTAACACTGAATTTAATAACGCAAATCAAAAGATGGGCGTTGTACAAGGACAAAAAGTATTATTGATACGGAACGATGGGGAAATATCTTAAGGGCAGATTTCAGCCTACAAATCCAGACAAATATTTAGGAAATACACTACCAACATATCGCAGTGGTTGGGAATTACAATTTATGCGGTTTTGTGACAACCATACCTCAGTAACAAAATGGTCCTCAGAACCTATACGCTTACCGTATCTAAATCCTCTTACCGGAAAACAGACAGTATATGTACCAGACTTCTTAATACAATATCAAGACAGAGAGGGTAATGTCAAGACAGAATTAATAGAGGTCAAACCTGCTAATCAAGCAATACAAGAACGAGTTGGCAGAAGCAAAAGAAACCAAGCACACCTTATAGTTAATCAAGCCAAATGGCAAGTTGCTAGACAATATTGTAAACAACAAGGAATGACGTTTCGTGTAGTAACCGAAAATGATATGTTCCACACCGGACGTTACACTAAATAAAAATAAAAGGTACATATGACAAAAAAACTTGAAGAGCTTTTGAATCTTCCTGAGTCTCAGGAAATTATCCAAGATGACGCTAAACCAAAACGCAAACAAAGAAAAACTAAAGAAGAATTGAATGATACTCTTCGTAAAGTAGCAGACTTTGACAAGATTACTGAAGCATTACCAAAAGTAAAAGGATTAGGTGATGCTGCTGATGCTGAGCTAGATGAAGTGGCACAGCGTAGTATGGACGCTTATGATGATCTAATGGACTTGGGTATGAATGTAGAGTCCCGCTATAGCTCGCGTATTTTTGAAGTCGCAGGACAAATGCTAAAAACTAACTTAGATGCTAAAGTAGCAAAGCTAGATAAAAAACTAAAAATGGTGGAGTTACAACTAAAAAAGGACAAGTTGGACCACGACACTAAACCTAAAGAAATACAAGGAGTAATTGAAACTGAGGGATTTGTAGTAAGTGACAGAAACAGCCTTATTGAAAAACTAAAAAATATTGATAAATAGTAGAAACGAGGAATCTAAATATGAAACATTTTAATGAATATTTGATGGAAACTAAGAAAACATATGTTTTCAAATTACGGGCTGCAGGAGAGTTACCTGAAGGTTTTGAAGGAAAACTAGAAAGCTGTTTAAATAAATTTGAGATTGTTAAATGTCAAAAAGCCAAAACAACACCTATTACTGAAACTCCATTAGACTTTCCGCGTCTAAGTAATGTTGAAGTTACCCACTTTGATATTGAGTTAAATTATCCTACTACTACGCAGGTTTTAGCTAATATTATTAAAGATGAGATTCCTTTTCCAGAATCACATCTAAGCATTCGCAATGAATATGATCCAATGGACGAATATATTAAAGAAGATGATCCTGAAACACCATACGAGCCCCTTATTACAAATCCTAATTTTGACTGTGAATCAGCGCAGGATCAAGTAGGAGCTAATCGTGTAATGGATTTACTCAAAGAACTTGAAGTAGCTAGAAAAGAACGAACTGTAAATTTTTCTACAGGTGAAAGTAACTGATAAATGAAACAGAGTGATTACGCCATACATCGCCCACTAAATGAATTTAGTTTCAATTTTACTGATTGGGACGAGAAACTAGATGAGATAGTTGCTGCTATACCAAGCGATGCTATTTGGGACGACATACATAGTGTTTGGCTAAACAAAGCCAAACCATTACTTGCTGATTATAACTCTATAAACAGATGGCAAGAGCCTGTAGAGTTCTATGGCAGGGTAGCTAAAAAGTTTGGCTTGAAACGAATGCTAAGACCCGATGGCGGAGTTGCTGTAGTTACCGATGAGGGATACAGAGGTGAGATGTTTGGGAATGAAAAGCTGGCAAAGCAACTCAACGACAAATGTCTGCTCCCACCAAACTTAGCAGCAAAATTTGGAATAACACCTAAAGACTGTAGTAAAGCAGAAGAACCAGAACTAGAACCAGAACCAGAAGAAAAACCCAAAGCAGAACTTCCTATAGTCCAACGCCCAGCTGAAGATGATACTACAACAGTAAGCGCAACTACTACTGCTAGTGAACCTGTAGCAGATAGGGCAGAAGATGATGGTTGCCCTCAGTTTTTTATGGCAAGATCAGGATTAAAATTTCAAATATATCTATCTGAACCAAATAAAGAAACAGGCGATCCATATTTTGACAAAGAATTTTCTTTTGATGAAGCTCGTAAAATTGTAAGCGGATTAAATAATAACATAGATTGTTCTATATCATCTGATGAGGCTGTATCTAATGCAATTTCTGCAGTGCCCGCTCTTCTTGCTGCAGGGCTAGTTGGTAGAAAGAATCGACCTCAAGGAGGTAAACTAAAACCTGAAGGTGGAAAAAATCAACTAAAACCTGAAGGTGGAAAAAATCAACTAAAACCTGAAGGTGGAAAAAATCAACTAAAACCT